AAGCGGGGCCGTGCTCGTCCTCGATGGCCGCGGTGGGTGCCGCCGGCTCGGGGGCGTCGGGGGGAAGCACACCCGGGCCGGCGGCGGCCTCGTCCTGCCCCGTCCCCACGGGCTCGGCCGAGACGTCCTCGGGGACCGGCTCGCTGGCCGGTGTTGCGGTGTCGATGACCGGGTCGGGCGCGGCGTCACGGCCCGCGTAGGCGAAGATCGTCAGGTCCCACGCCTTGTCCATCGGAACGCCAGCCGCAGCCTGCGCCGGCCGCTGCGCCACCTCGTCCGCGAGCCCCGCGGCGACCGCCTCCTCGGCGGTGTACCAGGACTCGGCAGTCATGTGCGCCCGCCAGTCCTCGACGGTTCCGCCAGCACGCTCGGCGTACACAGCGGCGATGTTGTCGGACTGGAACGCCAGCATCTGCGCCATCTCGGTCATGTCGCTCGCGTTGCCGATGCACAGCCCAGACGCGTCGTGGATCATCATCTGCGAGTGCGGACCCATCACGATCCGGTCGCCGGCCATCGCGATGACGGAGGCGATGGATGCGGCGATGCCGTCCACGTAGGTGGTGACCTGCGCGGAGTGCGCGCGCAGGCAGTTCATGATGGCCAGCCCGTCGAAGACGTCCCCGCCCGGCGAGTTGACGTGCACGTCGAGGGTGGTAACGCCCTGCATCTCCGACAGCGCCGCGACCAGGTCGGAGGCGCTGGTGCCCCAGAAGCCGATCTCGTCGTAGATGTACAGCTCGGCCGACGTGGGCCCCAGGTTGCGGAGGCGGTACCACTCGCGGGACTGCCGCATGCTGGGCCGGCTCTTGGTCTTAGTCATCGCTCGCCCTTCCGCGCGTGACGACGGTGCAGCGGCAGTTCTTCTGGCCCAGGCAGTTCACGTAGCCCTTGCCGCCGGGGTAGTCGGCGTAGGCCGCGTCCCGGGTGTCGTAGACGTGCCCGTCGTTGTCGGAGCACGGCTTGCAGATGTTCGTGTCCTCGTGAGCTTTCACGACCCAGGTCTGCGCGGCCCGCGGTCGGCTGTCCTTGCCGAGGAGCGCCGCGGCCTGCTCGGCGAATCCGGCCGGCGCAGGGATTGAGGTGAGCGGCGCGGTGTAGCGCATCGTCGGCAGGCCCACGGCGTTGAGGATGTCGTCGGGGTCCCACCCGGCATCGCGAAGCAGGGATGCGGCGTTGGCCTGCGCGAGCATCGTCGCGTTCTGCGTCTCCTGGTCCGGGGGGACCGGGTTGTCGTAGTCGAACTCGACGCCCACACCGGCCGGCCCGAACATGGGGAGCAGGTCGTTGTTAAGGGCCTGCTTGAAGCGCTCCAACCGGGGGACGGTGAGCTGCTCCGCGAACCACGCCTTCGCGGCGTCGGCGGTGGCCCGGTTGATGTCGGTGATCACGCCGACGGCGAACTTGGGGATGCCGAACGCCTCGCGGATCATGTCGCTGGTGACGGTGCGCAGTTCCGCGAACTGCATGTCCCGCTGCGTGATCTTCCGGTCAACCCACTGGCCCTGCTCAATGATCGCTACGCGATGGGCGTTGGCGACGCCCTTGTGCTGCTCGTTCCACCGCCTGCTGAGCCGGTCGAACTCCGGGTCGTCCAGGGACTTGTCCACCTGGATGATCCCGCCGGGCTCGGCGCTGTTCATGAAGAAGTTGCGGTTCCACACCGCGCTGTACCTGCTGGCGTCCAGGTCGGGAAGCATCGACTGGACCGGGCCCATGCCGCGGTACGGGTCGAGCGGGTTCGGCATGCGGAGCTGGATGACCTGGTTGCGTTCCAGGGCTATCTGCTCTCCACCCGGCGACAGGTACATGTAGCCGGACAGGAACTCCGTGGGGTGCGGCACCGGCACCATGCGGTCCGGGCGCACGGGCCATATCTCCAGCGGGACCGACGATCGGCCGCTGCGCCCGATGACCCACCAGCCTTCGCCTGTGAGGTCGACGTGCTGCTGCTCGGTCTCGACGAACTCCTGCCGCGTGTAGAAGCCGTTGGGGCGCGCCCACAGGTCGAGGGCGACGTGCCGGGTGACTTCCTTGCGGTCCTCGGGCAGGCCCGACTTGGACTTGGTCCACAGCCGCCAGTTGACCTGGCCGGTGCTGTTGGACGTGCGGTGGACGATCGCGAAGAGGGTGCCGACGGCGCCCATGGCGCGCATCTGGGATATCGCGTCGTTGCGGCTGGTCCAGGGGAGGTTGACGACGGGTGAGCCGCCGCCGGATGTGAACGGCACGGGGGTGGGGATGGCGTTTCTGAACGCGCGGAGGGGGTCCATCAGGCTTCTGCCCATGGCCCCCTCCGATCTAACTGTGCGCCACTGTGTGGATCACTACGCCGAGCACCCCGCCGATCACGAGCCCCACGCCCAGACCGCCGATAATTCCGCATCCTACTGCGATGAGTGTAAAACATCCTGTCAAGGTGGCGATAGACAGGAAATTTTGCGGTACGCGGGGCATGTGCTTCCACATCAGAAACCTCCAAGTTGGGGACTGCGGGACTACTCAGAGCCAGCGAATGTTCGGCCGGCCACCAACATCAAGCTCAGCCACGGCGTACCGCATAGCGTCCATACCGTGGTCGTTGACCTTCACCGGAGCCTCCTTCGGCGGCTTGTCCGCAGCCTGCTGCGCCGCCGAACCCCGGTCCCACACATAGCCGGTGATCTCTTCCTCTGTGCTGCACGGCTTCTTCGCCGCATCCATCGCCTCGTCACGCTCAACGAGCGCACACCGCACCAGGAACAGGCGTGGCTTCCCGTCGCCCGCCGGCTTGAGTCGGGACTGCACGGCCTGGATGCCGTCGGAGACGCCCTTGTGCGCGGCCACGGTCGACAGCCCGAGGTGCCGCTCCAGGGTGGCCCGGTCCTCCGCGTCGTGGTCGCAGATGACCGCGCGCGGCTTCGGCCCGCCCAGGTCCGCCAGAACCGCGAGGATGTCCTTCGCATGGTCCTCGACGAGGCGCCCAGCCCGATACAGCTCCCGCGTCAGGTACAGGCGGCCGTCCGCGTCCTCCCGCCAGAACTGGATCACGGTCGGGTTGGTGAAGCCGAAGTCCACGCTGATCCACAGCGTGCCGCCCTGAGGCACGTCCGCCGGATCGAGGACGTGGACGGCCGGGTCGAACGCCTCGTAGACCAGGCCCTCGGCGGCCACCCATTTGCCCCACCGCATCCGCTGATACCGCGCCCCCGTCAGACTGTCCAGCCGTGCGAGGTATGCCTGCCCGTACTCCGTCCACTCCCCGCCCGTGTACAGCCGCGGATTGTCCTCGTGGGTGCTGTACAGCAGACGACAGCGGCCCGAATCGGCACGCTGCTTGATGTGGTGCGTGGGCGGCCCCGGATTGGTGGCCATGATGAGCTGCTGGTACGACAGTCGCCCGTTGCGCAGACGCGTCACGATCGTGTCCAGGTCTTCCGCGGTCGTCTCGATGGCCTCATCGACGAAGCACACGTCGTACTCCGTCGACAGCAGCCGCGTCGCCCGGTCCAGGCCGCCCACCACGATGACGCTGCCGTTCGAGTACCGGAACGCGGCCGGTTCCTGGGCTGAGCCACCGTAGAACGACACCGCGCCTGCCGCGATGGCCTCCGCGGCAACCTTCTGCCGGAACGTCACCAGCGTGGATGCGGCCAGCGACGCATGGGTTTTCCGCACCAGCAGCGCCCGAACCTTCGGGACGCTCATGCACACCAGGTGGACCTTCATCAGCGCACCCACGGACTTGCCCGTCCCGGCCGCGCCGGACAGCAGCACCTCGTTGCCCTTGTACCGGAACAGCTCGGCCGCTGCGCCCCGCGGCTCGTAGCGGACAACCGTGGGCGCGGTCACGTCAGATCATCCGGGTCAATACCGACGACTTCGTACTTCACGCCGCCTGACATCTCGACCTTCGCGGGCTGGTCCAGGCCGTGCAGCTTCCGAAACGACTCGCGTATCTGCCGCAGCTCCCGCAAGGCCGCCAGCTTCGGCCCGTCGTCGAGCAGCGGCACGCCGTTGTCGTCCTTGACGACCCGCCCCTGAGACACCGTGATGTGGTCCCGCTCCAGAACGTCCAGGGCGGCCACGTACAGCTCGTCCAGGCGCGCCGACTCGACCTGGATCAGCTCCTCGGCCGGCTCGCGCAGGATCGCCCTCCGGGCCCGCTGTATGCCACGCCACGCGTGACCACGGTCGTTGTAGCCGAGGGCGTCCGCGATCTGCTGGTACGTCTTGCCGTCGGATCGCAGCCGGGACGCGTCAGCGTCTCGTTGAACGCTTGAGTTGACGTAGAGGAAGTTGCCGCTGCCGTCGCGTGGCTGTTCGGTCTGGTTGTCGCTCACCTGGTGCCTCCTTCCTGCTGTTTGATCGTCGCACGACTGATACCCGTTGGGTATCAGTGCTGGTCGGTCTGGTCTTTCGGCACCGAGTGGGGCGTCCCGTTGTGCTGGCAGGCCGGGGACGCCCCTTCGTGGTGTCAGGAGGCGGTGCCGGGGGGCGGGTCGGGGATCAGGGCCGCGATCAGCTCGGACAGCAAGGGCGCGAGGGACGGCC